GGGACTGAGCAGCGCGTGGAGTCTTATTTTCATCTATTTTATTCATATGCCTACTCCTTCACGTATTTCGCATATTCTTCAAGTGGCACACCTAATTTTTTAGCTATTGCTACCTGTGATGGTGTGAGCCTCACTGTTTTGCGTCCAGACCTTGTGGTTCTATTTGCAGAGGCAACCGTCTGGACGGGTTGTTTGCCTTCTTGAACCTCTCCTCCACTATTAAATTTGTGAGGGAATTCTTTTTGAAGCCTTTTATCTATCTCCTGATAATATTCATCAGAAGTAGGATCAAACCCTTCTTCTTCCACAAGTTTCTTGTGAATACCAAAAGAAGCGTAGGTCATTGCTTCATCCTTACCAAACCAAGTATTTTTTTCAGCCCAAGCTTCCGCTTTAGGATCTGGTCTAGTAGGAGCTGTTACATTATTTTGTACAGGCTGATCTCCTATTTGTCCAGTGGTTTTTAGTGATTCTTCATACTTTTTTCTTTGCTCTTCAGTCGCTTTTATTCTCTCTTCTTCAATAGCTAACTTTGCAAGTGCCTGATTAGCTGCTACTTGCGCATCAACATCACCAGCAGAGACGGCTTGTTTTAAAGCAACCTTTGCTGTTTCAAGTTCTGATTTTACACGACCTGCAAACTCGTTGACATATCCGTCATCAAGTTTATCAAATTTACCTTGTAACTCATCTTTTTCTTTTTTAACTTGCTCTGCAAAACTTAAAGCTTCTTTTTCTCTACGCTCTGCTTCACGAATTTTATAAGTGAGTTTGTCAATTCTTTTTTTAACTCCTTCACTATATTCTTCTCGCTCGTCTTTTTTTGTTTCTTTAACTTCTTCAGTTGCATCTTTTTCCTCTACAACCTCAGTTTCAGTTTCTTCTTTTTTATTTGGTTTTAGTTCCACGTCAATAGATTTACCTGATGTATCTAATTCAACCATCAGTGCATCTTCTTTTAACGATTCTACTTTTGCTGCTTCGGGCATGGTTATATCTCCATGTTTAGTGTGTTACTGGTGATAGAATACTTTCTGGATCTTCAACAGTCCCTAGTATTTCATCATCATTAAGTATGCGTAGTTCTCCGCCTTCAATGTTAAGACGTGATCCAGCGTATCGGGCAAATACTACCCAGTCTTTCTCTTGGCACCATGGTCCATTTGGAAAACGTTCTTTGTCGTTATACGCATCTGGTCCAACTTTTAAAACTAATCCAACATTAGTTGAGATTTGAGTTTCTTCTATTGCTTTTTCTGTGAGATAGACTCCGCCTTTAGTTTTGCCCTTACCCTTGTGAGGTAATACTAATAGGCGCCAACCTGTAGGTTCTGGTAATTTTGTGGATTCTTTTTTTTGTTCTTCTTTTTCTTTTTGTTTCTTTTGCACCGCTTTGGCAACATGCATTGGTAAAATTAAATTACTCATTTTGCTCCTGTTTCTTTTTTAGCAGGTCCGTGAGTTCCTGTTCAATATAATTTAGTGTATCAAGTTGACCTAAATGATTTTGATATTCATTCCAATCTTTTACTTGATTACTGATTATTAACTGAGTTATTTGGTTTTGTCTAGTTCTAATTATTTTGTAGATTCTATCTACTATATGTATTACATCCATTCTTTATTTCTTTTTAGTTATTAATCCCATTGCTCCTTTAGCACCCTTAATACCAAAACTGGCTGAACATGCAATATACAATAAGTGTTTGTAATAATCAGGAAGTGAGTGTAATGCCTCAAACCCTGCTTTAATGTGTGGTGTCCATCCAGGAATAAATACGGCCACCGCCGGAACCAACAGGCATATTAAAATTAGCTCATCTTTCCAGCTGCCTTTCATTTGATTGACCGCACTGGCCTCCCACGAAATTTTGCCCGCGATCTGCTGTTCTTTAATAGCCTTAGCTGCTTTAATTTCAGTAACGGCTAATTCTTGTTTTGCTTTCTTTGTCTCTGCGAAACTCTTGACGCCGTCAGCGACGACGCCAAGTAAAGGTTTAATTAATAGGCTTAGCATTATCCTGCCATTCCTGATATTACGGCAATAGCGATTGCAGCAATCACACCAGCTTTAATCCAGTCTTTCATGCCCCACTCGTTCCATTCTTTAATCCATTGCCATGTGTCTTTTAATAATTTCATGTTAACCTCCTAACACCCAGGGCATTCACCCTTACAATACTCACACATGTTACCTCCTTAGTTTTCAGTTAGAGTAAAATCAGGCTCAAATAAAACATCGTATTCGTAACCCTCATTTATTTTCAAAACTTTATCAAGTTTGTCGATTGCCTCTTGTATATCGTGTTCGCAGTTAGCGCAACTACAATGACAAGATCCACCGTTAGTGTGATGACACTCATGTCCGCAATTTTTACAAATAGCCATTAATGTAAAGTTATTCTTTTGACCTCATAGTTATCAATGCCATTAGCAAAAGCATCCATCATAACTTGAGTTTGTTCTGGACCTAATAAATTTAAATAAATTGTTTTTGCAACCACCATAAGCGAAGCACTAAGAACCATTGGGTCATTAGGGTATTTCGTTGCAAAATTAAAAGCATCGTCCAGTATTTCTTTTGGACTAAACTTTTTTTCTTTTTGTTTTTTTTCTTTTTGTAACATGTCCGCCTTTACTTGCTAAATATTTAGGTATGCTAGCACCTTTTTTCAACATTTGCGATATTTTTCTTGAGTCCCCTACTCTAGTTCCAGGTTGTTTTCTATATTTTTTTCTTAATTTTTTAATTATATCTGCTGATAGTTTACCGTTTGCCATTATTAACCTCTTTTCGATGTTAAAGATACTTCTGCACGTAGATCTGCTATATCCTCTTGACTTTGTATACGCTCTTTATCAATATTATCTTTTTGTTCTAGTTTTTTACCTTCAAAATTAAGTTTTTCTAGGTCTAAATCTAGTCTTTGCTCTGATAATTCTTTGTTTTGCCTAATTTCTTGTGCTCTAAGCATTAATTCTTGTTGTTTTAAGCTAATTAATGGGTCTTTTTCTTCTCTGTTCATCATTTCTTGCTCCTCATTTACCATTTCATTAGTTAATTCAGTAATTCTTTGTGCAATTTCAACTTCATTTTGTTGTTGAAACTGTTGTAAGAGTTCTGGAGGTATCTGACCACCCATTTTTTGTGCTTCTTGCTCAATAAGTGGTGCATTTTTCTTTGTAACTTCTTCTCTTGCTAATAATGCAACATGTTCAGAGATGTGTGATTGTAATAAACCCATGGTTGGAGGATTATTTGCAACTAAAAAAGAACTCATAAAGGCTCTGTGAGCATCTATGTGTGCTTGATGCGCCTGACCAGGGAAAGCTTTGAGTGCTAACATCTGTAAAGACTTCGCATTCTCCATTCCTGGATCTTCAGGTTGGGGTTGCTGTGGAGGAGGTAAAAGCATATCTATGTCCCTCACCCCTAATGCTTCATACATTCTTTTGTAAGCTTCATGTAGGTTGTGCATCTGTGGATTAGAGGATGCCATTTGTAATTGTGTTTGTGCTAGAGTAACGCGCTGCGCCATAGAAAAAATATTTGGATCAGATATTGGAAGTATGTCAATACGTTGGTCAAAATCTTGTTGCTTAATAACTCTGTTGCCACCACGTATAGCGTAAGGATACTCAGGAGGTAGGCTCTCTGCAAAAACTCTAGATAATAATTTAAATTCAACTTTTTGTGCGTAATGTAATCTTTTATGTATAGCGTTCATGACTTTCGTGCCGCGTTCCATAATGGCCATTGTTGTTCCGACTGGATTTGCTTGTGAACCCTCGCCCATTTTATTATCTGCTATAGATGCAAATCTTCTACCTGCGTCTACTACAAATCCTAATAAAGCAAAAAGAGTTTGACTTGGTTCTTTATAAGGAACCAACATTAAAGATTCACGGATTGCACCTCCTGGTGCATCGACATCCCTAAACTCTCCTGGTTGTAGAGGTTCATCATCATCTCTGACTCGCAGTCCTCTTGCTTTAAATCCTGCTGGTAAGTTAGCTAATGTACCTGCATCAATGAGTTGTCTTAGTGCTGAGGTAGCAGTTCTTGATAACCCACCAAGCATGTGTATAAGACCAAAGCCATAAAAACCAAGGCCAGGCAAAAACTTGTAATGAACAAAGTATTGAATCTTTTTTCGTAGTATGTCTCCCTCTGCATAGTTGCGATAGATAGACAATACTTTTCCAGAACCTTCATCAACAGTAACCACATAAGGTAATTTAATACCAGTTGATTCTCCTGTTGTCGCGTTCTTATCTTCGAAACCTGCTATGTCTAAATCGCAATGGAACTCTAGTAGTACAATATCTTCTGCGTTATATGTTTCTGTTACACCGTCTAACTCATCATACTTTTTAGCTGCATCATTTTTATCGACAGGGCTTTCAGAAATATCTATGTCACGATACATACCACCCACTTGTTTCTTGCGAAGTTCGTTACTCATCATTTTAACAACGTGAGTTATTCTTTCACATGACTCCATGTCGGTGGTGTTGTATGGAATAACAACATCCTCTGCTGGTATAAACTTTGAAACTGCTCTGCCTTTAACAGCATCATAATAAACTTTTTTAAATGCACTTCCTGCAAGAGGTAAGTGAAATAACATCTGATCTAGTTCTTGATCATACTCTTCCATCTCATAGGATATTTGATAATTCATAAACTCCTTTACACGTTGAGATTGTTCTTCAACTTGCGGAGTAATCTCACCAACGATCTGTGTTCTAACAGGACCTTCGGCTGGTAATAATTCTTTGTAAGCTTGTGCTTGAAACTGTGTAACTGTTTCTGCAAGTAAAGGATGTGTTACACCACTAGCACCTGGAAAAGGTTTTGATCTATCTTCGTAAGAAAATCCTAATAGGTCTAATCCATCTGTATATGATTTTAACCAATCAGCTCTTGCATCTTTATCATATTCATAATCACTCATCAGTCCTGACGCTAAAGATTCTAATTCATCTTCAGTAATTAACTCTGCAAGGTTAGCATTGAATGCTCCTTGTTCCGAGGTATCTTCTGCAGGATTGACTATTGCTGAACCGTCGTCCAAGATCATCGCATCACCTTCCATTAAAGGTTGTTGAATCTCTCTTGCTGAATCAGGTTCTATTTGAATGTCAATCTGATCTTCTGGATTATTTTTTTCGATAGCCATTATTACTGTGCTCTCATTAATCTATTTCTTAAGGCTTCTAAAGTCCTGTCATCCATAGTTTGAATTAAACCTTCTCCTGGTTCTTGCTTACCAAATATTTGAAACATGTCAGGTAATTTTTGATAAAGACTTTCTAGTCCTGAGCCTGCTTTTTGTGCAATAGATCCTAGATCAGACTGGCCTTCTTTAATTAACTTTAATTGTTCTTCAGGAACAATTTTTGAATTTAAAATATCAATAACAGCATTCATTGCTTCTTCATTACCACTCAAACCCATTTGTAATGATCTTAAATAATCACTGGCAAGCTGAATAGTGTCAACTCCCTTTTGATCTCCTGCTGCTCTCATAACTTCAGATGCTGCAAACTCTCTTAGTCCTGGAAAAGGATCTGTTGAAGTTTTTTCTTTATCCCCAACTAGTTCTCCCTCACGGGTTCCGTCTTTATAGCCTAATGGCCTTGTCATGAAGTTTATATCCATCATGCCTCCTTGGTTTTTACCCATGTCTTTCATGAGTTGTTCATATTCTGGTGTGCCTTCTTCTGGAAGTTCACCACTACCCATTGGTGAGGGTATAAAAAGATCTATAGGTCCTAAAGGTGCTGCTTTAGCTATTGCTGGAATATAACTACCTAACGCAATTAGAATATTTTTTGCACCTATTTTATCTCCTATTCTATATAATCTTTGTGCTTCATTTAAAATAAAATTTTTTACTAATCCTGCTTTACCAGTTAGGTTACCACCCTTCTTAACAATTTCTTGATCAACTAATTGAACAAAATTTTTAGCGCCTCCTTTGGGAACATAACCTGTCTTTTTTTCAAAGAAAGGATTAAATACTTTAACATTTAATTTATATGATTTACCTTTATGGTTAAACTTTGCTGTTTCAGCTTGTTTACCTTTTACTTCCGTAAAAAATTTTTTTAAAACTTTAGGATCACTTTTTGCTTTAGACCAAGTTTCATTTCTTAATTCTCCATAACCTGTAGCTCCCATAAAAGAACCACCTTGAGTTACTTTCGAAGCCTCATTCCCTCCTAAACTTTGAACATACTTAATGGTGTTTTTAACATATTTATTAGCACCTGCTTGAGTATTTTTTTCTAAGAAAGGTAATCCTTTTGTTCCAACCTTAACTGACTTTACAGTTGAATCTTTTGGTTTGATATTAGCTAATTCTATTCTACCTTTTTTAATGTAATCTCTTTTTACATCTTTATCAACATTACTTGCTTTTGTAGACACTCTTTCACCAGGTTGCTCTTGTAAAGCTTCTTCAAAACCTACTCCTGGTAAGTCTTGACCCATACCCATTGATGCACTACCTCCACCTATTTCATTTACTAAAGAACCTATATTTTTAGTTTTAAGAACTTTATTTAGAACAGGGTTAGTTGTCATACCCTTTTTCATTCCTATGGGTTTTGTTAATTCATCAATTGAAATCATAATTAGTCCTACACCGTAATGGCGGCTTGCACCGCCACACGGCTATCCCAGTCAGGGGTGTGCGATAAGGCTGACTGAAAACTGTTCAAACTCATTTAGGTTCTTCGGCTTGCGCCAAAACCTTTTACTGTAATTAATCCGCTGTT